AGGGGTTGAAAGCATGTGGCAGGCGGTTGGTACGCCCACCCGCTGGCTGTGTATGGTACGCCCTGCAGCCCTTGAAGAAAGCCACAGGTTAGACCGGACAACTAGCCATGCAATCATCCACACTTCCTAGAGAGAATACCCTATGACGCTGTCTATGCGGCATAGATTGTCGGCCCTTGAATCCCACGGCTCGACCGAATGGCGAGCTGGCGGAAACGAGGAGGGGATGCACTATGCATACCTTGACGGTCTCTGCACACGTAGATAGTCTTCCAATTGACCGAAAAGTTAAGAAGTACCTCATAATGAAGTACAACTGGCTTGTTCGGCACAACGGGGAGCCTTACGCAGTGGAGATTTTCAAAGCTGCTAAGACGGTCATAATGCAATATCGATCCGATCCAGACAGGTGCCAAAGGAGGAGCACCTACATGTCCCAGTTTCCGATGAGAAATCGGAAAATGGTACGCAAGTTATTTGCGTATGCAGATACAGACCCCCATAGCGTCGTGGATCTTCTCAAACTCTACACAGAGGTTGAGAGACCTACAGAGTCCAAGGAGCATGCTTTCAAGAAGCTGAAAGGCAACTTGGAAGACATTACTCTTCCGACTCAGTATGAGGACTTCGAAATCGGATTACTGTCAATCTTTCCGGATTATCGCTCTGCAAAGCGAGCGGTTGACCGTTACCATTTCTGGAAACGGAGATTCCGTCATGATCTGGAGGACTGGGGTAAAGAAGAACATAAAGTTCCTCTTCCATTCCCCCAACAGTTCGTCGATTACGGCCGAAACATTAACTGGGAGACTGTCAGCTTCATGCGGTCTGTCCTCAGGAATTGCAGTCCTGAGGAAAGACTTCTGTTGCGTGATGTCATCCGTAGCAATGAAGGTCGCTCTGACCCCGTTTTCTCTGAGCTCACTACTGAGCTGTCTCGTAATCTGTTTGACGCCCCAGCAATTAGTCCAGTTGGGAAAGTATTGTTCAAGCCAAAAGTCGGAACAACCGACTGGCGGCCCGTTGCCGCACCAAACCTTTGGTGGCAGGCACTGTCAGCACCTTTCGCAGACTTCCTGTATAGGGAGCTGAGGAAGTTAAGCAAGACAGATTCTACCTTTGACCAAAATCGATTCGTGCAGGAAATTGAATCACGACTCCAAAAGAAGGAGTACGTTGGCTGCGTGGATTTACATGCAGCTACTGACTATCTTCCAAGAGTTTGGTTTAATCAACTGCTACAGTCAGTTGACAGTCAGAGCTCTAGGGTCTCAATGCTAGCTTCGGATGTCCTTATGCGGGGCCAATGGTCCGTGGAGGGTCAGACGGGTTCAACCGTCGTCTCCTGGCAACAGGGACAGCCTTTGGGAGCAAAGAGCTCTTTTGCAATCTTAGGTCTGACACACAATATGATCCTTGACTGTCTAGCGTTTGGGCTAGGATTAAGAGATCATCCATTCAGAATAACGGGCGATGACCTTATAGTCTATGATCGTCACCTCCGGGAAACATACATCGCCTTTATGGAAATGTGTGGAATACCCTTGACGCTGAGCAAATCCTACGAAATCAATTCGGTTGAATTCCTAGGTCGGTGGTACGTGGCCGGACAGGGCGGTAGGTATATTACGGATCATCACCGTATATTCACCTCCAATCTGTTTGACTACTCCGTCGCAACTGGGAAACCAGTGCGGTGGGAGCACCTACCGCAGGGTTGTCGACACTTCTGGTCGAAGGGGTTCGCATGCGAACAGGATGCAGTTCATGCCTATTATGGAACGTTGGCATGGCTGTATACTGGAAGGCAGAATGTACCGGGATGGATTTCCCATTACATTCCCTTCATAGCGCCTATGGAGTCAAGCTATGCTCAGACATGTAAACTCAATCCAGAACCTATTGATACCGGTTACTGGTATTGGGATCCTAGTCTAGGCTTGGTTCGGCTCGACAACCATATGACCACTCTCCGCTCACCCTCTTCCTGGAGACGCAAGAAATTGCGTATACCAGGGAGTACTCGCAGTCTGCATAAGGCTGCAGTACGAGCACTTGAGGTCGAAAGGGAGGCAAACTACGCTGCAAG